TTTTTAGATATTTTCTTATAGTTTCTTGTAACAACTTCTAATAAGGACTCAGCTCGTGACCTGTCATTAGTGGTTTCTTCAATTAGCAGTTGATACAATCTCTGCTCTTGCCCCAGACTTGTGTTTTCTGCGAAATGCGTTTTTAGTAATCTGTTTGCAGGAGAATTGTCTTTACCATCAAGCACATCTGCCGTTATTTGACGTACTAATAACTCAAATAATATACCAGTATTCTTATATTTACTATGTTTTAATTTTTTCACACTAATGTTTGCTAATGTATATATACGAGTATAAATATAAATATAAAATAGATTTTAACTAATTATTTTTCTATTATATTTTTATCATCTAAATAATCTGTCTTTTTTTTGGTATTTTCTTTGTCTACTTCGCATATTAATTTAGACATCTGAGTAGATTTTATAGAAGTAGTTGGTTGTTTTTTATTTAAAAAATTATCAAGTTTAGATAAGTCTGTTTCCAATTTTAAAGGACTATCTCCCCAGTCTCTGCCGTTGACTCTGCGCTCATCTGCACCGAGTGGATCACGACCCATTGGTTTATTGTCTGGATGATCGTATTCTTTTTCTGCATTTTTGCGTTTTTTTTCTTCTTTTTCTCTTTCTTTCGCACGTGCTTTTTCTTCGTCTGTCAGTTTATCAAACTCACCAAATCCCCACCCTTCATCTTCTCCTTGCTCATCTGGTTGATTTGGGTCAGCAGGATCATTGCCTTCGTTTTGAATACTTTCTAATCTATAATATTCTTTGGCGTCGTCGACAAAATTACTTCTAATTTCGTTGACTTCATCTTCAGCAAGACCAAATATTTTATCGTATACCCATTCTTTTGAAAACATTTTTGCATCTATCATGTCTCGGGCAGTACTTAGTTTTTCTGACAAAATTCGAACTCGTTCTTCTTCAAAAATTGTAGATGGATTAGTCAACTTTAAACTAAAATCTACTAATTTTGCGTCTTTATATCCCTGTGAATATAAATGAACAATTGCGATTTTTGTTAATTCACTAATTGTTATTCTTTGCAGTCTTTCAATTGTTCTAGCAAACCTAATATCCTCTGCAGCCAATGTTGCCTTACCTGTTATGCTTTCATCATATCCTAAGAATGCTTTTGGAACTTTTAATGCCGCCATCATTTTGTTTTTGACATACTCAATGTCATCTGTTCCGTCGTAAGTCATAGCCCCAAGATTCTCGATTCTAGTACCACTATCTCCACCACGAACAGGCATAAAAAAATCTTCGGTCATATTTTGTAAATTAAACTTAAGATTGTAATCACCTGTTTTTTCATCCACAAATGGAACTTTTTTCATTTTATTGATAACCTTCTGCATAAAATTATCAACTTCATTCGGTGGAATGTTACCTATATCAATATAAAACATTCTTTTCTCTGGAGCTCGCATGATTCTGTGAATGAGCATGGCGTCTTCCATAAGTTGAAGTTGTTTCCAACCTCTTCGTGCAGCTTCTACCATACTTTTTCCGTAAGGAAGATAGTTTGTATCACCCAACAATCTAAAGTGTGCTATTTCATAATTATCATATTGTGCCTTGGTTGTACCTTCTTGTTTGAACATTACTAATTGTGGATTGTCTGGATCCATATCTTCAATGCGGGTCATTTCATAAGTTGAAATTGGTTTAACATTCAAAACTCCATATTCAGGTTCAATTTCTAAATGCAAATAAAAATCTCCATACTTACACATATTACGAATCCATCCCCATAAATTAAACTCGACATTTAATATGTCGTAAAACAGATTTTCAAGAATACCTTTTACATTTGAATCCGTACTTGTAATTTTAAGTATTTCACCAAATTCACTTTTTGTAGTAGATTCATCTGCATATATGTCCAATGCACTTGAAATAATGGGGTCTGTGTCCATTACTTCATAATCACTGAACAACTCTAGTCGTGCAGCTTGAAACCCTAAATTATTGAAACCACTTGCATAGTCACTATACATTGTATGCATTCTTTGATACTTATCACGTGTTCTTTTTGAATATTGCAAGTTGTCTGTATCGGCTACTTTTAGTTTCTTTCCACCTACATTACGCACAACCACTCCACTTGAGAAAAGTCGTTTTAATGCTCCGAAGAATTTGTTTTGTTGTTTTAGATCGTCTGCCATAATTTGGATTTATAAGTGTTTGATTGTATGGAATATATATGTATATGTCAAACTAATATATTAATTAAGTTCACTTGCAGCTCCTATGATGTCACCACCATCAAATCCCTGAAAGGGTCCCAGTGGATTCTTTTCTTTTTCTAAACGATCAATATTCTTTTCACCCGAATACAAAACGTACTCAACCGTATCATCTACAATAAGAATTAATACACTAATATTCCATCCGGTTGTGTGAACTGTTTTTCTGAAATTGAGGATATCCAAAAATACACTTCCCTCTCTTTTATTTTTAAGTCTTTCTAAATTTATTTCATATGCAAGTCCACTTTCTCTTGCAGCCAGCATTTTAAGAACACCCGCAGGAAGTTCTATTTTATTGAACAATGTATATCTTGACGGACTATCTAATTTAAACTTACTCATTACATCAAGATAAGTAAGTTTTTTAACATTAGGTATATTCTCTAAATCAAGACCCACATTAACCAAGTCTGAATACTTGGTTTCTCCGACTACGATTTTATCAACAACACTTTCAACTTGTGTATAAGTTTCAAAAGAAGACTCTGTGTATATTCCCTGTGTTGGTAGTAAAGATTGTGTTGCACATCCTCCTGTAAAAAATAGTAATGCAAGTGCTATAAGCATATTTGACGTTTTCTTCATGATGTTGTATCCTAATTGTTGTTTATTGCAGTAACCAGTCTAAATTTTCTGTGCCACCATGTGGATTTTTCATTTCATATGGGTTTGATTTTAATCCAGAATTTCTATAATTTTCTCCTGCGTTCATGTTTGTGGTGCTTCCCATATAATCAAATAAAGATTTTTGCGTTTCAATGTTCTCAGAACGAAATCTTAGTGCCGTATCACGAACCCACAATGCAATGCATAAACTCATAACCAAGTCATCATTATATCCTTGCATTGCTTCTGCCTTTTGCCCATTCCACACGAATGTAAATAATTCTTCTAAAGTTCTTTCTGAAAAAATCTCTACTTCCTTCTCTCGCAAATAACTCTCCATTTTGCTGATAATCAGTGGTCGTGTTTTTATTGACGTGGTAAATCCAGGAACTTGCTTTTTTTCAGCACGATTTAACTTATTTGTATGTTGAGAAAATTCATCTATATATTGATAATCTCTTTGCGTATAATACAAATTAATGTATCCTTTATCGATTATTTGCTGAAGAACTGCCCATCCTATATTTGCATTTTCTACAACAAGTAGTGCTCCGTTAAATTCACTTGCAACTGCAACTAAAAGATTTCCAAAGTCTTTAGTTTCAACTTCTCCTTTGAATTCAGCAACTTGTCGTACATTTTCTACATCAAATACATGGAATGCACTTTTATCACGACCATCTCCTCGGGCAACATCGGCTGCTATTACATAATCTTTGGTGTGATTGGGATATTCCCATATCCAATATTCTTTATTTGCTCCACGTCTTTCAACCGGTTCTTTTAGTAAATTTTCTTTATACCATTCAATTAGTGTTGCATCAACTACTGAACGCCCACTGCTTATAAAATCACAATCACACTCTTGCGCTGCTTCTTTTTCTCCGAGTAGTTTAGTTTGGGCATTTCTCCATGTTTGATCGCGATCAGGATGCAAATTCCAATGAAGTTTAATTGGATTAAAATCGTTTGATCCATCCATAGAACCGACCCAAGTTTTATGAAAAAAGTTACCAATTCCATTTGGAGTTGATAATAATATAGAACGACCACCTGTTGTAATAGTAGATTGCGATGCAGTCCATATATCTTCCATGTTATGAATAAACGCACACTCATCTACAATAAGTAAACTCAGTGATGTAGAACGAGAAGCATCTGCTGTGGATGCAGCCGCACGAATACTGCTTCCGTTTTTAAATTTCATACTGAGTTTATTTTTTTCAGTACTCTCACTTCGCAACCAACTTGGTAAATTCTCAGACATATGAGTTACCTTAGTAACAACATTCTTTGCAGTTTCTTGGTTAATAGCAATACATAAAATAGATTTGTCTGTGAAAAATGTCATTAACCACAACGCATATCCAGATACTAATGTAGAAATTCCCATTTGCCTTGCTTTGAGAACTATATTGAATTGTTCATCACGAAAACTTTCTAATGTTTTATCTTGGAAATCGTATAAAGCAAACGGAATTGTACCCAGAGTTGGATGTTGAATTTTGCAGTACTTTTTCATAAAGTACGAAGGTGATTTCAAACACTCAGTATATTCCTGTTTTATTATTTCCCTTAAGGGCATTTTCTGTCCGTCTGCCATTAAGGATAAATATATATGTATTTAATTTTCTATAATATAAAAAGTTTCAAGGTATCGTTGAAACTTTTAAAATTTTATATCAACAAACTCTTCAAGTTCTTTTTCAATTCCACCAATTCTATCTTCGACTTCTTTAATATCCGAGTTTAAATCTTCCATCAACTTACCTTTTTCCGGTATATTCCACTTTTCAAGTGAACCATCTTCGTTTAAAAATTGAGGATCATTTTCAATGTAATGCTTTGATTCTGCCATTTTAATCTTGGCATCCAGTAAAAAACTTTTCTCATTTTCAAGCATAGTCTTTTTTTCATACGCATCATATTTTCCTTCGTCTTTTAACTTCTGCTCTTTTTCCTGCACACAATCAAAACACAACCCTTTCATTGCTACCATTCTTTTATCTAAAAACTTAGTGGTATCGCACGTGCAAACTTCTTTGGGACAATTTGGTGCTGACCGTGATAACTTTCTTATTTTGTCCATTACCGTTTCGGTCCTTGTTTTTGTGTTTGTACCGACCTGTTTCCATTCTTTTCCATCTTTATCTGTCCAGACTTCACCCGGTTGACGGATTACAAGTTCTTCAACTTCTCCTTCATAACCATGTACTTTGGGTATCTCTTCTCCTTTGAACAACTTCCGTGAACGTTTAATCACGTGTTTTAAATCTTCTTTATCCATTTTAGCCATAACTTTATTATTCCATTTTTTTGATGATTTGTCAAATACTATGATAACTTTTTAAAATTTAATATACATTCTTCAAGGAAAATATTTATTAAAAAGTTTTCGTATTGAGTTCTATGCTTCTTCCGTTGGGCATCTGTTAAGTCATATTGCATAAAATATAACTTGTTACAACACTCTTCTTTTTTTCTGAATCTATCCGAAATTGCGTTTATTATATTGCAAACGGATGCGTATTGTTCTCCGTAACCATACAGATAATAAGCACATAACGATGCGTTTTTTGCTTCATCGTTAATTGCTTCAACGAACTCACGATCAAGGTATGTTATTTGATGTGGAAGAATTGCACGATGTGATGTTCTGAATCGGCTTGCTGTATCACCTACAACTCGGTCTATTTCCATTTCATCCAAATAAATGTTACCATTTAACTTGATCATGTTTCACCTACCTACACAACAATCGTATATGTTCCCTGTTTTGCTACAAAGTTTGGTTTTACCATAACAGTCATCACCACGAACATAAGATTGTACGAAGACTTCTCTTGTAGTATTCCGATCAAATTTAATGCACTTTTTTTATCCTTTACATGGATATAATCACCCACATCAATTCTATCAAACAACAATGCTTTTGATATAGCAGGTATTGCTTTATCAGCAACATCCATTATATCCTTCTCGGATATTTGCGTATGATCATGCCGTGATTGACGATCACCTGCGTGTTTCGTTTTATTGATTTGAACAGAGATAGTTACTTTGTCACTTACCGTTCCGATAACTGCATCCATGAGTTTAATCATACTTACCCTTTTTAAAATCTTTTCTATCGTATGCTTTTTTACTTTTCATTGGTCTGCTTTTGGGCATTGTTGACTTACGCACTTTCTTGTAGGCATCCATTTTTGAAATGGGGGTTTTCTTTTTAGATTTACTTTCAGTTTGTTTAGTTATACGAAATTTTAGTAAAGGTTTTTTGTTGATAGTTATGTCACCCTTTTCGTTTTTACCTATGCTTTTTACCACAATCTTTTTGTTTTTAAATTTTCCCCCAAGAACCGTATCACCAATTTCAATTGGTACTTTAATTATTTCAAGAAATCGTTCGTGACTCTCGGACAACTTTTTAATTTTATGGACTAACATCTTGATGTATTCTTTCTTGCCACCACGTCCCTTAAAATATGGACTCTGATCACTAAGTAATTGTGCTATATCCAACATACTTTTCAAACTTTTCAAATCTTCTTCATTATCTGTGTTTTCGTTCATTTCAGTCCATCCTGTTTTTGGTACAAATTGATATTTTTCAAGTTCAACACCCTTTGGAGATAATACCATCAAAAAATCGTTTCCTTTTGCACGAATTTTTTTGAAAGTAAATTTATCATTTGGGTATTCCTTTTTCCATTGTTTCTTTATTTCATTTGCGTTTTTGTATTCAACATCTTCGTTCACAGGCACTTTCTCCGGTAAATCAGTATGATCTGTTTTAGCAAGTTTCTTTGCATCTTTTTTAGACATACCACTTGCGATTTTTTCAATTTTAGAATATAAGGAGTCATCTACATCCGATTTTTCTAAGTCACCGGTGTTATATGCATGAACCATTCCAAATAATCTTTGCTGGGATTTAGATGTTGCTTTTTCATTTATAGGTCCATCTAACTTAGTGAACTCTACATAAAAAACTCCCCCACTTGGAGTTTCAAAAACTTTTCCACCGACTTTATCGGAATGTTTTTTTGCGGATGATTCTTTGGTGAAACGATACGGAACCAGTTTTCCATCAACATATTTGGCAGATAGTTTAAATTCCCCACCTCCACGATTCATCGTAAATACTCCGTGCTTTTCATTTGAAGTTTCGTTTACAGATGCTCTTGCTTTTTTGATTCTATCTTTTTCTTTTGCTTTAATTTTTGGAAAAACTTTTCTTGCTACTTTTTTTATTAATCCTGGTTTTTTTGCTAACTTTTTATCAACCATCTCTTTTTGTCCGATAGAAAGTTGACCATACTTTTTACCACCAGTCATTTTCTTAACTAAAATATTCTTTGCTAACTTCTCTGCCGCCGAAGTTAATTGACCACGTGTTTTCATCCGTTTTGCTCTTGCTTTTCGTTTAATGGCACGTTTTTTTGCTGTTTTTTTAGCACGTTGTGCCATTTTTCTACGTGCAGTTCTTGATAAGTTTCGTTCTACTAAGTTCATTTTAGAACCTCATTATACCCATAATTTGATTTATAGGAGCAAATGTACCAGTAAGT